TGTTTTATAATGACTTTGATAGTTACAGCGTGTGGGAGCAAGAAAAGATTCGCCCCGGCCTTATATCACCACTTCATGCGAGTAAAAAGAACGGTATGTTTGCGGCGGAGCTTATTGAGGGATTGCGACAAAAAGACGTCGGAGGCGAACCGTGGAAGACGACCGGTAATGAATATATGGGCGTGATGTATCGAAAGACGAAAGCGAATGTACATATATTTCCGTCGCACTATTTTAACTCGCCGCACTTGACGGGGTTAGTGTATGAAGGAACCGACAAGATGTACGCAATCCAGAAATGGGGAACGACGAAACAATGTTATAACGAGGGAATATGAATAGCGTAAAAGAAGTATTGAAAGAGGCTGAAGGTGTCGAAATGCCGATGCTTGCCGAAGGGCAATTACAGTATATCCTTGAAAGACTGGAAAGCGTTTTGCATCTTGACGGCGACGTGGTAGAACTCGGATGCAATATCGGTATGACGTCGAGCTTCATACAAAGACTGTTGAAACACACAGATGGAAGAAAATCGTTTTGCGTATATGATTCATTTGAAGGACTGCCGCCAAAGACTAATGAAGACGGAGCAACGCCGTGCGACAAAGGCGCGTCAGCGGTATCAATAGAGGCATTTAAAAAGACATTTAAAGACGCTAAAATCGATTTACCCCATATAAATAAAGGGTTTTTTGGTGACATATCTGATGACAAATACCCTGACAAAATATGCTTCGCGTTCTTTGATGGTGATTTCTACGGCTCGATAATGGACAGTTTCAAAAAGGTGTATGACAAAATGGTTCCGGGCGGGATTATACTTGTACACGATTATGAATGGATGAACTTTCCCGGTGTGAAAAAAGCGTGCGATGAATTTCTGAAAGACAAGCCGGAGAAAGTTGTGAAAGGAATGAATGGAATCGGAATAATGAGGAAACAGTAAAACGATGACAAAACGAGGATCGCCGACAGACCGCGCAAAAGAGAATTTAAAAAAGGGAAAAAGATTTTCGTCCGAATATCAGCCGGAAAAGAACGGCCGTCCGAAAAATGTTTTCAGTCATTTGCACGGATTATATGAAGTATCGCGTGCAGATATAGAAGCACTTTTGACAGAACTAACATGTCTTTCAAAGATCGAATTACAAAGCGTTGCGCACGATCCGAACACTCCCGCCGTGCGCGCAATTATAGCCGCGTCACTACTTCGAGACGCGAAAGCAGGATCGACGTATTCGGTGGATTTTCTTTTTGATCGTTTGTTCGGAAAAGCTGTACAGAAAACAGAGCAAAATATAAGTATAAATACCGGCGACGCACACGTCGCGGACATAATGGCGCGGCATGGCGTTAGTCAGTCAAAAAATTAACCACGCCACATTACTCGACGAATGGCTGACCGAGCCGCATAAGTTCGGTCACATACTCGGCTATGAGAAGTTGACTCCACTTCACGGTGAATGGATAAAGATTTTCTATAAATATCGAAAGTTTGACGTATTGCAAGCGCACCGAGGATCGTATAAGACCACGTGCGGCGTCGTCGCTATGGTGTTGTTGTTTCTCTGCAATCCGAATATGCGCCTTTTAATCGTGCGAAAGACAGGCGATCTCGCAAGCAACATTTTGAAAGCAATTCAAACGCATTTTGAGTCAAACGACGCTTTGCGTTTATATATGTTTTCGCGGTGGGGTATTACTGACGCAAAAACTAAAACGTGGTCAAGTGAACACACCGCGTTTTCATTTAAGAAAACGATAACGCCGGAAGCGTCGATCACGGCGGCGGGTGTTGGCGCATCGATCACCGGTGCCCATTTTGATTATATATGGACAGATGACATTGAGACTATTCAGGATCGCTATAGTGCAGCGGAACGGAAATGGACGATTGCGTATTTTCAGGAACTTGATAACCTTATTGACCCGCTCGGACAGACGCGGCTGTCTGGCACACCATGGCACGAACAAGCGGTGTTTTCTACAATCAAGGAAGAACTATTTGAAGGGCGGCGTTTCCCTTTTGGCGTTGTGCCGTTGCCTGAAGCGGAACTTGCGGAAATACTCGCGCGTAAAGATCGCTTGCCGTACGCGGAATGGTGTTGTAATTATGAACTTCGTCACGTACAGGACAACGACACAATAGGCGCGTTTGAATCAACACCGGTGTGGGATTGTCAATATTGTGTCGCATTTATTGATCCGTCCTTTAGTGACAAAACAGACACGGACGCAACAACGGTCGCTATCGTCGGCGTGTCGAAAACAGGAAAGATACTTTTTACGGGGTTGAAACTTCCGAAATCAATTTCAGACGTACAGACGGTTGACACTATACTTGAGTTTTTAAATAAGTTCACACCGATTGAATCCGTGATCGAAACGCAGTTGTCTGATACTGGACGCGTATTCTTTATTGACGCGTTTAAAAAACGTGAGTTCAAGTACCCGATTAAAAATCTATGGACAACTAAACATCAGTCACGTAATAAACATGAACGCATTGCGGCGACGGTAATTGCAAACAAGCCGGACATGAGAATACTCGACGGTACACAACAAGAGTTTTCACTTGGCGTGTCCCGTTACTATAAAGGTGTTGCACATGATGATGAAGCGGATGCGGTCGCGGGCGCTCTTGAACATTTAGCAACGTCGCCTATTGTCGCCGAATACAGTTGCGCGATTAAAGTTTTACAGAGGTATTGAAAATGAAATTTACAATTGAAAGCGTAAAGTATGGAAAACATAGAGTAGAGATTGACAAAGCTGATGAAGAAAAAATTCTTTCTATGCATTGGTGTATAAGTAAGAAAAGTTCAGGCCATTACGTCGTGAATAGAAAAACAGGCGTGTATTTACATCGATTTATAATGAAAGCAGAAAAAGGACAAACAGTCGATCACATAAACCATAACACACTTGATAACAGAAAAAGTAATTTGCGAATATGTTCGCACGCTGAAAACACGAGAAATAGAAAAGGAAAGAATAAAAATAATACGTCCGGTTTAAAGGGTGTGTTCTGGATAAAAAGTGCGAAATTATGGCGGGCACAAATAAAAGTAAATAATGTAATTAAATATTTGGGTTACTATAAAAACGCATTGGACGCGGCAAAAGAATACGATAAAGCCGCCAAAATGTTCCATGGAGCATTTGCGAGTTTTAGCGGGGTTGAATTATGCAAGTGAAATTAGGTTGTCTGCCCGGGCAATACGAGAACGGCGAATCTTATAGTGACATATTAGCAATAAACCACTATGGGTCAGAAACAATTCCGCCACGCCCGGTACTTCGTATGGCGGCAGAACGTATATCCGAGAAGTTTGTCAAAGAACGATTAAAGGCGTTTATGATAAACGTGGCGAGAAATCCGCGCGATGCAAAACGCCTTGAGGCAGTGTTCCTTCAGGACATGGGACGGCAAGCAGTCAAAGAAGCGAAAAAGATAATTGAGAACGGCGGCGAGCTACAACGCAACGCACCGTCAACGGTTGCAAAGAAAGGCGCGGGAAAGCCGCCCTTAAAAGATACGGGAACATTAATGAAGAAATTATCTTACGAGGTATCAGATAAATGAAAGTCTTTGATATTATAACACCTTACACCGGAGCGCAAGTGCATTCTGTAGTTGCAGAAAGTATGGCCGAAGCGGAGCGTGTGTTTACCGCGAAATATTGGCCGACGACAATAACAGAAATAAAATTACATTCGGAATATGTTCAGATTCAAAAATATGATGAACAGGCAAAAGAGGAAAAATAATGAAATCACAAACACCCGCGCGGTTTATTCGCCCCGTGCAAGAACTTGCAACACTTGTCAACACGCTTGAAAAATTGCACACGCTCCCACGCGACGAGGTTCTTTTAAATACGAACATGGTCGCGGAAATTCGCAACGCAGTAAACGCAGATAACATATCAATGCTTGTCAACAGTATTGCGAACGAGTATGAAGAAATGCGGAATGAAACGCGCATCCCGACGACAAGCGAGAATACGCTATTGTATGCATACGCGCAACGCGAACACAAACGGGTAAGCAGTGCAAAGGGCGAAGCGTATGTGACAAAGATTGTCAACGCTGATGATCTCGAATTATTGAAAAAGAATAGTGCGCCCGCGAAAGCAACACGTGCAGCCGAACGTGATTTTTCGACCGTATTTAATTCAGTATATGCAAACGGCGCGGTAAAGATCAACACTCCCGGTGACCCGTCCACACTTATGAGTTATATTGACTACTCGCCGTATCGTGTAAATTACACGGAATATCTTTCCGT